AACGTGCGCTTCGAGGTTTTTCTTTTCAATATCGGTGCTAGACATGTTAATCCCTTAATATCATAAACTAATAGTATTTATTTGGTGGTTTCCACAGATTCTATGTGTATATTTTTGTAGTTGCTCCAACAGTCAATTACTGGTTCAGCAATTGCAGCACGTTCGGTTAAACCCAGTATCATGGGAATCCCATGACAGTCATCAAACAGCAGTTGCAAATTGCTGCCATATATTTCCACTTGTTCTACCCCAAATTGAAAACCCCAAGCCTGTGTGTTTTTAAAAATCTTACGAGAAAATTGGTTGCAGGCTTTGATTATCTCTGGCGGATGTTCTACATAAATCTGTGCTCGCATGGCCAACACCTGTTGTACAGTTTCCCAATTACGCTGTTGATTACGTTTTAGTAACTGTGACTGGTAATTAGCATCGGTTGGCTTGGGATGCCGTATTACCCCAGTTGCGGTAATATCAAACAGCGTAAACACTTGATAATAGAACATAGCTTATTTAACCAAAATATGCTATGTTTAAGAAATTTGGTCAAAGAAAAAGGGCGGAACAAGTCCACCCCTTCCCATCCCGAAACTATTATCTGCTAATTAAACAAATGTAATTGTACCATCGCCGTTTAGAACACTGCTGGTTGTAACTGCAACGCTAGCGACTGCTACGCCAGTAGCTGCTGCCATTGCATCACGTAGAGCACCGTAATTACCGCCAACACCACCAGGTAGTCCAGGACCGCTGTTAAAGGTTGGGCCATCAACAACACATGTAAATGCATTAGCTGATTGTGCGCCAAGCCAAATAACGCTACCAAACTGTTGAATAGCGCGAACTGCTTTTTCGTATCCACCGTCGGTGATTACACCACCGCTAACTGAATTAGCACCAAAACCTCCAGTTGCTGCGACTCTGATGACTAGTGGGCTGTAACCATAAAATGCGCCAGGTGTTGCAACACCATTGAAACGATTGACTAATGCCATGATATTTTTCCTTTTTAAATATGTGCCGGAGCACTATAAGTATTTATACCAAAAGCTAATTTTTTGGTTTTAGGGCTAACAAATCTATAGTCTGCATATGTGCTCGCAAATACTGAGTCATTGTGGTCCAAAAGTTTTTCTGTGCCCCCGGACTGTAGTCTTGATAATACAAGCTGATACGACGTAGGCCGCGCAGTGCAGCCGAATCAATTTTTAACACATTTTCAAATTCTGTAAACAGTTGATAGTCTTGTCTACTATCCCTACGATCTGCTGCAATGTCACGCAACCAACGTTTGAAAGCCAGTTCAGGAAACTGACGATCCTCTAATGCGCCGGCAGCTAGGTTGTAAAAATCTGTTGCTGAGCTTTTAACACTGTCAAACTCGCTGTAACTCAATGTAGACTGTGCGTAGCTAGCGGCTGCTGATTCGTTTGCATGTCGTAGTGCGTTCAAATACAACATACCAACATAAAAGTAATTGGCCAGCTGCTGTGGTTTGAGCTTGGATATCGCTGTTTCATTGCGAAACATTCGGCTTTCAACTAATTCTGTAATCAACTCCAACTTCATCTTGACCTTGCTCGATTTAATCGACTAAACTCCAATCGGTCAATTAGTTTAACACGATTAAAGTCATGACCAACAACCACAAATCCTTCGGGTGCTGTAACACGGTACCCGTCATCAGTTCTAACAAAGTGCCCAATATGGTCAATGGTGTTCAGCTTGGACAGTATGGCCATTTTTAGCTCTACTAGCCGTTTATACACAGCTAGTATACCTAAGAAAGTATTCATGTTGTCAGCTACAAATTGTTCAGTAGCAGCCATTTGCTCACGGCGTCGTGTTGCTGCTGCACTGGTTGGCCCCGACTTCATATTAGCAATGTCTTCCTCTTGCCTACCTTTATAAAAATCAACAAAGCCTTGTAGGAATGTAGTAGGGCTGGTGATATGCTCACCTGAGTCAATGCTGCGATTGATATAGTCTTTGATATGCTTGGCAAATTCTGTATTGGACAGCACTTCGTCTACTTTAACTGGCCCAAGTTTGGTCAGTGTTTTTACAGCAGCTTCTAGCATACTTTCAATTCGTTGGTTTTCTTCAGGAGTAAATGAAGCAATACCAGTATAGTCTCTGTAACTGTCGTCATCAAACCACACTTTGGCGGTGTGGGTTAGACCAGCAACAGCATTGCCTGCAACTGGATTCATGGTAGGCACTGTGTCGCCTTCATACCGTGTATGAAATGCCATTCCAATTTCGGCCGCAATAATTTTATTATACAGTGCTGACCCCACCGGCACAGCATAAGTAATGGTGTTGGGAGTGAAAGTAATATATTCGCGCCCGTCAATGGTCTCAGTGGCCAACATGCTGTCGGTGAACATGAGGTCACCTTTGATAACGCCACGAATGCCAATACTGGGCAAGTGTTTTAGTGCTACACGCAATTTATCAGCCAGCTCAGGTCTATCCCCGTACCAATTTTGTATGTCGCTTTCACGCTTGACAATTTTAGGCACACGCCCGCTGATACTGCGAGCAATAGCAACAAAGAACTTGCCGTCTTCAGGATCAGTACCACAAACAATGGCAGGACTACCATCCCATTTTTCCGACACGTTTTCGATTTGCCCACTGCCAGTAGCCAACATTTTTCTAACGCTGTCAATAAAATCCAGTGCTTCTAGTGCACCCATGTACTTTTTACTGAACAGCAAGTCTTCGACGTAGGGCAGTCCAAATTCGGCACCGCCAGCACCTTCCACAATCATCCACTGCGGGACGGGCTTTTTAGCGATTTCGTATAGTTTCATGGGGTTGATGTTGTTAATGGTTTTCCGTTTGGCCCAAGTAGTGTGCTAGACGAGTTTGATCCTGCGGCTGCGGTTGCGGCTTTGGCCCTTTGATCTTTTAGATATAATTTATTTAAAACTTCTATATCTACTGGGCGAGTAATTGGTTTACTGTTATAACTCCACACCCCAGGATCTGTGCTACCACGGGCAGGAAATGTATAGGTATATGTGTGCCCATTATCGTCAGTGAATGATGTTGTAGAGCTGTTAGTTTTGTTGGTAGGGAAAGCAACTCCAGTTTGTAATTGTGTATCTGCCTCAGGTGGAGTTACCTGGTCATCGGCATGAGATCGAATATTTAATGCGTAGATATAATTTGCGATATCTTTACTTCTAGTTGATGCTAATGTAATTTCAGGATACTTACCGGGAGTAACACCGTATTTTCTTTCAACATACTTGCCTAGTACTGGTGCAAGAGCAGCCATATCAGACAAATCTCTACCACCTTGTTGATACCCTTGACTAAACTGCTCCCAATCGTCCCGATATCTTTTTAATGTAACAGCGGTTCCAGCAGTTTTCTTAAAAGATGGCGATCCACCAACTTTTGCTGCTGCTGCATCGTACCCTGTTGCAATAGCCGAGGCGCCTTGATTATAAGCTGAAACCGCTGCTCGACCAGCGCCTGCTACTGCGCCTACACCTTTTCCGACCGCGGTGCCAACTGTTGACACTCCTCTTTTAAATGCGTCCCATCTAGGGCCTTCAACAATAATTTCATTTATTTTCATGATTTTGATTCTTTATTTTTTTAAGACTGTTACTCATTTTTGCAGCATTACGACCACGTATGCTGTTTAGGAAACGCTTTTCTAAATCTTCAGCTACTTCAGCTGGATAGCTCTTGTGAATCATCTCCAGCAGGTTAATAGCACTGGTAATTATGTTGTTGGCTCGTGACTCAATGATTGACTCGCGGTCAGTAGCCTTTCTTGCGGCTAAAACTGCGTCGAGTTCGTCTAAAATGGATCTAGAAACCAAGATAATCACCCTAAAAGATTATATTTTATTTATCGGCTCTCAGATTTTAATTTAGCTAGCATTTCATGAACTTGTGCTGAACTGGCTTCGGCTTTGACTCTAGGAGCATCTGTGGGAGTAGTACGTCGCACTGCTTCCCCGGGCTTGATTACAGATGTGGGTTTGAGATTTTTAAGTACACTGTCGGCCGGGCTTTCACGACTTAGTTGTGCTAGTTCATTTTCACTGAGATTAAAGATACGCAGTGTTTCAATATCATATCCAAGATCAATCTTTTGTCCAACACCGCTGCTGCTACGAGTTTTCATTGCTTGGATTTGATAGCGTCCTTTTTCACGCATACTGCGACTAGTAAAGATACCAAACACATTGTCTGCTGTAAAGATCTTACTAATGCCACCCGAAATATGACTGTGATTAAATTCCATTTCGTCAATAGCACCACGATTCAATTGCGATCCAGTTACTACTACGGTACGCAGTTCTTCGGCCATGTTACGCAGTTCCTCACTAACGTACTTGTCTTTGATAAATGTATTGGTTGGATCAACTTTAACACCAGCAGGCATCATCAAATCCAAGTAGTCAACAATCACAAAGTCGGGCTTGAATCCTATTTGTATGCCCAGTTCACGCACATAGCTTTTAAATGTGTTTACAGTGCTCTGCGCTGGAAAATACTTGACTCTAAAATCTCCAGCTTTCTTGCCAGCCAATTTGACTTTTAGTTCAACATCATCTAGTTCACGAAAAATGTTTTTGTTGGCTACACCTGTGATCATACTGTCAGCACGTTGACAGCAGAGATTTTCACTCAACTCCAGTGTTAGATAAATTCCACTCAGTCCAGCCTGTACCCAATTAATGGCCAAGTTCAGCATGATCAAACTCTTGCCCGATCCTGACCCACCACTGAAAATATTCAGCTCGCCTTTTTTCATTCCGCCATACAGTATTTGATCCAGTGTAGCCCAACCTGTACTGATCTGCCCGTTGTTTTGCTTTAACGCCATTAGCCGTTGTTTGGGATCAGCAAAGTAGTCAGTGCCCATGTCTTTGTTGAGACTGATTTGTACAGCTTCTTTGATTAATCGTTCTACTGGCTCAAACTCGCCTTTTTCAATCATGTCGGCTGCCGCAAGGATAGCACGTTCCAGTTCTTTTTGTTTAGTAAAACGTTCAAACTCATCTAAGAACCATGCGTCATGCTCGGGTTTGATATCGGCTATGGGTTCTAACTTTACATTGGTTACAGCAAAGATCTGTCTGTTGTCGGGCAGTGTGCTGTATTGATCGCAATGTTCCCGAATAAACTTGGCTGCACTACGCAAACTGCGATCAAAGTTTTCAAAGTTGTAGATGTTTTGAATACGCACATAGTTCTCAGGATTACTCAGCATGAACTCTAAAAATAATCTCTGAACTTCGGTATTGAATTCTGTCATTTAAATTGCGATTGAAATTTTTTGGCACGCAAACGAATTCGCGTGGGATTGGTTTCGATATTGGCCAGTATGTCTTTTACTACATATACTGAACCAAAGCGTACAGCAGCTTCGTTTACGTCTTTGCAGGTTTCCAGATAGTTGGGGAAGCTCACAGCAAATTCATATTCTAAAGCTGATTGGATTAACTTATAGCCGGCTGCATCGCCATCGGGTACAACTACAGTTTGTTTATGCAAGTCGTGTATTAGCTGAGCCTGTGTACTACTTATCTCGTTGTGCATGACAGCTACACCATCTATGCTTAGTGCATCAAACGGGCCTTCGCACACAACAACCACCCGGCGATCATAGTTTTGGCGATCCAAATTGAATACTAGGTTGCCAGCATCGGCCTGCATGTAATACTTGACACGCTGTGCGGGCACAACGGATCTAGCAGTATAGCCCACCAACTGGTGATGATAATAAAACGGTATGATCACCCGATTACTGAGATCGGCTGTACGTTCGGGAGACCAATAAAACTTGTACCTTTCAATATCAATTTTTCTCTGTGCCAGATATTGTAGCACCGCAGGATTGGTCGTGTCGCCGACCAACTCGGCACCGGGCGGCAAGGGGTAGCGTTTTATGTCAACAGTTCGACGCTCCAGTTCTTCTTGGATTACTGCGTCGTTGCGCTGATCCAAGCACCATAAATTAAGTGCTGCTATTACAGGTGCGTCAACCCCTAACCAGCCAAGCCATTTTTTAAGTTTAAAACCCAATAATTGCCCAGGACGCCAACCAGTACTGAAGCCACAATTAAAACAGTGAATGCCCAAACTGCCATCAATGTTAAAACGTACTCCGCCTCGACCGCGTCGATCCGGACTTTCTCCACGATTACTGCAACAAACCGCATCGTGGCTCAACCATTCGCCTGAATTTTTAATTCTAGGAAGATAGCTTCGGACAATTTGCTCGATACTTTGCATCAAGCAATTATACAGCAAAAATAGGAAAAAATCAACTCAAGTAGAGTATATTGCTTGCGGTACCTGCTATTGTGTCGATACGAATCCTAACCCAAACATACGCACCAGTATAGTTATACAGCGTATTGCCGTACATGTCTGACGGCGACTCGGTGGCAAAGGTGAACCAACTGTTGGCAATACCGGGCTGTATATCCAAACTGGCCTGGAATTCCACAATACCAGTAAACCCATCGTAATTGATTTGAAAAGCGTGTTGATAGCCATTACCGGCTGTATAGTTCGTAACACCCAAGTTTGGCACAAGCTCTACAGACATTGGTGTTGGTTGGTGTATTAAAATTATTTCCAGTTCTCCAACAACTGAATAATTGTCGTCCGTGTACATCAACGGATCAAGCAGTACCGATACGCCCTGTTCGATTGTTGGAGCAGTGGTGTCGATACTGTAGTTGTACAGTCCAGGTTCTAGATCATCCAGTATGCTGTTTATGGTCAATACTGCATGGCTGACTTTGGGTACTGATGTGCCCACTGGCGCTGGTACAGGAATAGTAACTGCAGTGGATTTTGCGGGACTGGTTTGATTTTTAAATATGTTGAATTGTACAGTGTAACCAGCAAAGTCAATGCTTTTTTGATCATTGTTTTTAAACAACAGCTTTATTTGATTGTTGGCGTGTTTATACAGCTTTATTCTATTTGCATACACAATGGGATACCTGGTTGTTGTTGATTCATTGGTGATTACTTGGCACTCTAGTAAAATTGGATATAAATAGCAAGCAAGTGTTTGCATAGGATTTCTGTTATTACATATTTATGGCACCTGAAGAAAGAAAAAACCTCCTGGACCAATGCCCGTTTTTGACTTTATTAACTTATGTTAACAGAGATTATCTAGGCATCATTCAAAATTGCGATGATACTGTTATTTCATTTTATGACTTTGAATCAGTAGCAGCCGACCAAAGATTATTGTTCTTAGAACTAGGAGAAACATGGTGGTGGAGTAGTAATCGTCAAATACCCATTAACTTGTTTTTAAAAGCAGACTGGACCGTATTTAAACCCACACTTAAAACTCTTAACAGCAAAAATGTTGAGATTGTACAGGGACCGTATGTAAGTCTTAAAGAAGTGTCATCACAGCGCAGCAAACGTCGCAGTGTGATACTAGTTCGCAAGATCTAGCAAATTCATGTGAACAGCAACAAGAGTTGCGTACCCATGAGCATGAGACTTTTTGAATCCATATGTGCCATCCTCAGACAGTTGCCAAACTGTTTGAGCTACCCGTGCCCATGGTTGGCCTATTAAATGACGCTTTGACGGCCTAATCACAGCTAGAAACATGGCCATGCGTTCTATGCTGTTGACAGGTTCAGGCATGCGTCGCATAGTAGCATAATGATTGCCAATATGAATCAGCTGACTAAAAAATCCAGTTTCATTGAGTCTATGCCAAGGCGGAGACCTTTCCATTAACCGAGTCAAATGATCAGGATCCTGTATTTGACGATACAAATTGACATTTAAAAAATCTAATTTAATATAGCCTAATTGTTCAGCTGTTTGATATTCTATTGCAGCAGTCTCAGTAACGGAATTGCGAGGGATGTTGTTTACATATACACCACTTACATGTCGAGCTAGTCTCCCATCTCGCAGCATGGCTGCTGGTACGTGCTGAATGCAGGACAGTATTGCGTCTCGATCTCCAAAATCCAAATCAATATCCATTAAATATTTCCGTTATCACAAATGGTTTTTACAAATTCTACATCTTCAGGCAAGTTGCTAAATCGGCTAGTCCACCAATTGGGGTCAATAAAAGGTATTATTAATTGCATTTGTTCCTCATTTACTACAGACAAAAACTCTTTGCCTGTTCGACTTTGATAAACAATCCATGGACTAATACGCCCGTTAACAATGTCGCTGACAATTTGATTGCCGCTGCCCAACGCAAAATAGCAGTTAAAGTCGCGCCCAGCATCATTGCCCCACCGCGACATGGTTTCAACACTGCGTTCAATTGCACGGTCGGCTGGCTCACGTTTGATGTAATTAACCAACCAAGCTGCATAGTGTTCTTCTCGCGTCCAATGATCAATTTTGATTTTGGACTGCAGTATATAATCACTGAATGATTCCACGTTGACACAACGCAATTGAACTAGATAATTTCCAAATTTCACAAATGCTATATAGTATGGGCTAGTTACAAACTCGTCATAGGTTAGGCCACGCTTGTTGGTATTGGATTCTAAAAATTTAGCCCAAGCCCTGAAGCCAAATTGTACGCCAGTTTCATTTCGTTGGCGATGTCGACGAGCCGGCTCACATAAATGAACGCTTAACGTTGACTCGCGTGTGAAACTTTTATTGCAAAATTTACAGTTAACCAAGTTTGTCAATTTGATCCGATTGGTAGCCAAGGTCGGTAGCATATGCTAGAATTTCCTCATGCGAGTTAATGGCCAGCAATATGTCTAATTCATCACTGCTAGCCCCGGGAAATTCACGGGACAAAAATTCTCTTGCTCGATCGCTGGAAGTTTTTTTACTGCCTAGTGGTTTGATCCACGAATGTCGCATAGGGCCTAAACCCATACTAGTAGTAGTTAATAACAGCCATTGCAGCTTGGGATGCCCTTTAAGATCTAGAAAATGTGGATTAGCACGACGATTCGCAGCTTCTAACACATATTCACACACTTCAGGCATGTCGTGGTCAACTGAGCTGGCATAACGAATTGCAAGAAACGGACTAAATCCTTTTAGTTCCTCGTCAGTCAGCGTGTCATAAAAGTTTCTGTCCTTGGCATCCAACGCGGCCAAGAGACGATTTAATTCTAATTTAGGTTTTGCTCGTGCCATTACCAAATTTTTCCAAAATCTACAACTTCACTTTGTCTACTTAGTTCTTTTACCAGATATATGCACGGCGGGTTTGGCTCGTCGTTCAGCGGCACACTTAGCATTTGCCCCGGCTTGATCTTGGGAGCGTACCATTTGATGTCCTGATAAATGTCTACTACGTCAATCAATTTAAACTCGGGCCTAAAGCTGGTCAGCGCATTGAACACAAAAGCACTAAATCCTCGATCATTTAGTGATGTTACAGGAACAACCTCTAGATCGCCAAATTCTGCTTCACCAATTAGTATTTGCCAATCTACTGGCACACTGATGTCGTTACCATTGATTCGCAGCACCAATGCTGGACTGTTAAAACTTTCCATGAAGATTAGTGGGATAAAGTAGTGATCGGGATCTTTGGGGTTGCTGTTGTCCAGCACACAAAATCTCAAATCGTCAACTTCGTCGGGTATGTTGGCCATGTGAAACGGCAAATTGTTAAGCGTTAGTATTCTCATATTATTTCCATTCTACTTTGTCCTGTGAATAAGGGTACTGTGACTCACTGTAGTAGGTTTTTCTCTTGGCCAAATGCCGCTTGGAAAATTTACAACTACTGGTAACGTCATATATGTTCACAAAATCTTTATCGTGTGCCTTTCGCACACCTCGTCCAATGCTTTGAATTACCCGGACAAAACTCTTGCCGGGCTCTAGCAGTACCAAGTTAAACACTCGGGGAATATTAACACCGGTACTGGTCAACCCAAACGTGGAAATCAGTATCTTGTCATCGCTGACATGAATGTCAGCGTATTCAGCCCGGCGTTCAGTGCCCTTGGTCCCGCCACTGATAAACGTGCTGTTGGGAATCAACTTGGCTAGTTCTTCACCGCAGGCAATGCGATCCACTAACACCAGTGTGTTGCCTGTATCTCGTAGTGATTCAATAAACTTGGCTAAGAATTCTAGTCGACTCGGGTCTGTGACCAAATACTTGAGCTCGCTTTGGTAGTCCCTAAATTCCCTGTAATCCTGTAACTGTTTGATATGCACATGACAATTGGCCAGCACACCTTGTTCTTGCAGCTCGTGTGCTGTCAGCGAGTCTACCACTTCACCAATGCTGATCTTCAGTGCAAAAAACTCAAATTCCTCTTTGGGAATAGTGCCAGTTAGTCCCCAACGTATAGGAATACCGGCCATGGGTCCAGTCAGCAAGCCTTTAAGTGCATCGCCTTTGATACCGTGGCACTCGTCTACAATGACTCCAGTGACACCAGACAAAAACTCATCAATGGGCACCACAGCTTCGTGTGCTTTGGTGCGTTTGAAAATAGCATTCAAACTTTGCCAAGTGCAGATGGTATGTGTTTTATCATACTCTTTTCTATCACCATACAGCACACCAACGTCTAGTCCACATAACCTGTAATCTTCTTCAGTTTGCTGTACCAGTGTTTTACTGGGCACAATTACGATACTGCGGCCATACTGCTCGATGTTTTTGCTCAGTGCCGCTGTGATAATGGTCTTACCTGATCCAGTAGGTGCGCTGACTAGGGCTTGTGGATTGGCCAGCAAACTGTTGATAACACCAACTTGGTAGTCTCGCAACAGTACCGGTTTGCCTTCATGCAAGTGTCCGGCAGGCCAGACAACACCCTCAAAGAATCCTTCCTCAACTAGACCAAATTCAAAACTGCGATTGTAACCGCGCCGATCGTCAAGTTCTAGTTCATACCCTTCGTTAACCAGTATTTCAACAATGCCGGGCAACAAGTTAACATAGGTACTGCCACTGAGTTGAAAGAACGCAATACGCCCGTCCCATCGCCCGAGCTTTACACTGGGCAGATGTCTAGCGTAGGGTACTTCAAATTTGTATCTATTGGCCAATGTGCGTCTTGTCTGTACTGACAGCCCCTCAACTTTGCAATTGGTCTCGTCGTGTATTATTATGGTTGCATTCATGGTTTGGTGTATACCACAATTTTGTTAGTGGCTTGGGAGATCAAACTGCGTCGCAGTCCAGTATTGTACATTGTACTATCAAACACTGTCAAATCAAAATAATCGTCAATCATTTCTAGAGCTGTTAACTTTCGAAATTTCCGTTCTGTATCGCCGGGGACTTGCAAATTACCAGCCACAAATTTTGTTTTCACACAAGAATCAAAAATATCTAAAATTGGGTCAACTTGGTCCTGCATGTTGTTGAGACTAACAGCATAGTTATGACTGGGCTGTAATGCTTTGATCTCGTGTAGGGTAGTAGCTAGTGCGTCTAAACTACCGACACATATGACTTTATTGTATATAAGATCCTGCGCTAGGTCAAAATATGTCAACTGACTGCGATATGTTTGGTCCATCTCTTGCTTAACAGCACTGCTGATGCTGTACCCATAACGTGTAGACTGCCAACAGACACCTAATAGGTCTTGGTACTCAAACAGTTCAGCAACAGCCTGTTGTAATCTATCCGGAGCATCAGGAATTGTCAGTACGCCGTTGTCATTGACCACAGCGTATTTGACTGGAGCATCTACGCTGCCAATTCGTTCGTACATCTCAGTCAAAGCCGAGTCAACTTCAAAGCCCTGTTGTACCGCCCAGGGCACAATCAATCTGATATTGGCTAACCCTGGCCAAACAGTCCACACCTTATTGGCTCTATCCCATTCAAATTCACCTTGAGCACACTTGCTTAATTCATTCATCTCAGCCACTAGTACCGAGTCAAACCTAAACTGTACTTGAATACGATCTGCTATTAGCATTACACTGCGTGTACGATCTAACTCAACGATTTGAGATTGAGCTACTGGATCGTCCCAATCAAATTGACTGAAGTCGTAATCGCTTTTCAGTAACTGCTTTCGATACTTGCGAGACAATTTCACACACAGTGCATATTGTGCATCAGTCAGTGTGGTAGCGCCACGTATTAGCAAATGGTTGCTGATGTTTTGAACAAAGCCTACATCATATCTAGCCAGTCTAAATGCTGGCCAAGTATAGCGCATTCCGGGTTGTGGCACTCCGCCGCGATTAGCCAGCAAGTGTATCAATTGCTCAATAGTTTCAATCTTTTGCCGCATAAACTCCATTATACATTAAGTATATAGCAAAGTCAAAAGAAAAAAGCCCGGGCTGTTACACCCGGGCCAAAATTCGGATAACTAACAAGGGATTCAAACCAACTTCACGCGCTCTTCAACAAACTGGT